TCGTCCGAATATATATAAGTTTTTAACGCGTAATGAACAACTAGCCGGGGTTCTTGTTGGGAGTAATCAAATGATCCCCATACACACCCCTCCTCAGGAATAAATAATTCCCTCATCTTTTTACCAATCATACCTTTTGCTGGAATCTGTTGTAGATTAGGATTAGCCATAGAAAATCTTCCAGTAACCGTTCCCCCTTGGTCCGATCGAATCTGGTTTATATCGGCATGGATTCTACCTTTATATACAAATCCTAATAAACCTTCGATAAAAGTATTTTTAGCTTTGTCGCATTCTCGTGCTTTTACAATCATCCGTAAGAAACGATTCTTATGAGTCTTGAGATAATCTTTTGGGAGCTGTGGTAATCCAGACTTAGGTGTTTTGTTATAGTCTATAATTTTTTGTTGATCTAATAATTTTTTAATGGAAGACGCTGCCCATATCTCTATATCAATGTTCGTATGTTTTTTAATAATTTTAAGTAAATTATCTCTACGTTTCCCTAGAAGTTTTCCAAATGTCTTCGCTTTTTCGACATCTATTTTAACTCCTTTAAATTTCATGTCAACAAGACAAGGAAATAATTTAGTTTCTAATTGAAATATTTTTCTACACGTTTTAAATTCTTTACTTCCATCCTCCTTGTGCTTGGTGTATAATATTTCGTCCAAATGTTTTGTGTCAAATAATTCCCAAAGTTTTAAAGTTAAGTTTACATCTTGTTCTGCATAATCTTTTACTAAGTGGTAAGGAAGTTTGTGCATGCTTGTCATTGGATCTTTTATCATTCCATCAGACCATTCTAAAACTTTAGCTGTCAAATCGTATTTGTATTTTTTTTCATTGAGATAATCTTTACTAAGTGAATCCAAAGAATATTTCATTCGTGTTTCGTCAATTACAGAAGCTGCAATCATTGTGTCGAGTAATGGTCCTTGTGGCATTTCTCCGGTTGCTGATCTAATCCAACACACGTCGTACATGGCATTGTGAAAAACCTTGCGCAAACCCTTGTTTTTAAACACTTTTTCGTTCAAAAACTTCCACGTTTTATCCGTGTTTAGATTGTCTGTCATGTTATGCGCAATCGGAAAATATAAAGTTTTTTTCTTTGTCGCAATGGCTATGCCACAAACAAAACCATCTTTTCTAACCGCTCCTAACCCTTTTGTTTTTAAATTAGGGTCATATGTTTCTAAGTCAATTGCAACGGTATCTATACCTGTTAAATCTAAATCAGTTAGTCGGGGAACTTCACACATTATTTCTTTTCCTTGTAATCTCTTTCGATAACCATATCGATATAATGTTTTGCTTTTTCCAAATCTTGAACTTCTCCTTTATGTCTATGCCTACAAATATATTTAATAGCATTTCCTTCTGCAAAGAGCAACTTGTTCTCGTTGATAAACTCACTCGGTTGAATCTTCATATTTTTATAATGAGCTCCTCCTATTTGTTTTTTATATACGCTCATATTACTCCTCCTATAAATACTCTATTTGCAAAATAAAAAGTTAACATCAATAAAAGAAATAAATCGTCTGTTGCAGCTGAATGCATTATACTTTTTTTCCTAGTGTTAGTTTTCTTTGTGAGGCTAAAGTCCAATAGTCAAAGATTCCTCTACTATAAGCAGTGTACGCTAGTCTTAATTGAGTAAACCAATCTTCTGGTCGTGTTAGAGTATGATCTACAATGACATTATCAAAGGTTAAACCCTTAACCTCATGAATGTTTCCATATTTAATTTGAATCTTTTTATCAAAATCAAAGCCTTTCGCTAAAACTTTTTTAATGTAAATTAATTTTTCTTTTGTAGTGTCAGAAGGAATTCTAATTAGATCAAAATCTGTATATTGTTTGCAACCTGGTTTTAATAGTCCTTTAGTTATTAAATGATCTATGGTATAATCTTGTTTAGTCCAGTCATCAAAAACTTTAGGGTCTCCTTTACCATGCACAATAACTTTACTACCCATGTACTCCCAAAAATGTTCTATTTGAGTCAGACTCATTGGTATACCTTTTATAAAGTCGGGCCATAGATGATGAGCTCTCAATTCTTTTTTAGGTATATGAGCTGAATTTTTAACATGGGCATACTCTAGTCCCTGGTCTTCAAAAAATCTTTTACAACGAGTGTCCCCGGGTGTCCCTCTATATGTAAATAAAAATGTTTGATTAGTGTTTTTTATTTTATCTAATAAAATATCTAAATGGCTAGAACCTTCAAAGTTAGATAAATAATAGGGATTGCCTTTAATAACTTCGCCTACGTGGCCCATTCCATGCTCCTTAGTGTACTTGGCCGGTGTCCATACTCTATGAGACTTCCACTTAATCCAAATAGGTTCTATAATTTTTCTACATTTTTTATTTATGGCTTCACTACATCTGAGTCCCTCTGTTAATTCATGATAAGGATTTGCTGCAAGTTCATGAAAATAGTTTGCGTTTGATCCTGCGTATTCAAATAAGGTTTGATCCGCATCTCCCACTAAATAGTAATGACCTTCTTTTACATTGGTGGCCATTTTTTCAATAGCTTGGGTTTGAGGAACATTACTGTCCTGACATTCATCTATAATGACTACATCAATGTCAGGTTCCTTAACATCTTGATGATTAAAATCTTCAATCATGTCTGAGTAATCACATTTATTATTATCTTTTTTATATTGTTTATATATTGGAAGAAGTTCTTTAATTAATTCAATACTATAAGGCTTATAAGATTTTTGATCACATACTCTCCAGTATTCATCCAAAAGCATACCTCGTCCTTTAGCATCAGACCTAAATTTGTATAGAGCGTGTTTATCAACATTTGTTGAAGGATCTCTACCAAATAGTTTGTTTTGTCCAATTAAATTTTTATGGTCTCCGGATTCAAATTTGTCTTTTTGTACTACTCGTAAAAAATTCTTACAAAAACGATGAATTGTACAAATTTTATACTTCATAGATTTTTTAGTAAAGCCTCTTTCTTTCATTATAGGTAATTTTAAAATTGCATCTCTAATTTGATCAGCAGCTACATTTGTATGAGATAATATTATTATTCTACTAGGCTCATACTTAAGTAATAACTCTTGATAAAGTTCTTCAACAATATAAATGTGAGTTTTACCTGTACCTGGCGGACCAGCAATAAATCTAGGTTTTATCTTTTTCAATTTTATCTTTTTCAAAATCTATCGCCTCCGTTTCTTCCGTGTATTCCCCTTCTAAAATTATATCTTCCTGTGCAAGCTCTGGGTTCTCTATTCTCCAAGATACGAGAGATTTCCCTTTATATTTTCCATGTATGTTCTTAGCTTTTAATATATCTTGAATATTCAATACCAAATCAACCCTTTTTAAATTTACTTTTTGACTTTGTAAATAGTTTTCAAACTCATCTAAATCAAATTCTAATGAATTTTTTGATTTATTAAACCAAGGTAAACTATAATTAGCTAATTCTTTCTTATCAGTAAAAGCCTTCTTTAATTTAATGTAATTCATAAAATGTTTTATAAAGATCCGGTCCTCATTAGCTTCTTCTACATAGTCTTCTGATTTTGTTCGTGCGTGAAATTTCATTTGCATTATTACGTCAAAATCATCTTTTTTCATTTGAGGAATCCAAACCTGTGCTTGTGCTATAACCTCATCGTAAAATGCTTTTTTATTCATGAGCGTTGGCCCATCTACTCTAATTATTTTTTTAAATGGCTGACCTTCTAGCTTTCCGATAACCGGTATTTTATATCTATCATGACCAAATTCAATGATGTCTCCAATAGCTTCATCTGCAATTACTTTAACATCGGCTAAAGACTTGTCTTCGGCTCCAACCCAATTAAATAAATGTGCAATTGTTTTTACTTCACACTCTAGTATTTCAGCAATTTTAGGCATTCCAAAAATTCTCTTTGCTTTTCTGGCTGTTGTACCTTTAAGCTTTCTGTTTTCAGCTTCGTCATCATTAGAAATTTCTGCTATTTGATAAATAAAATCATTTATTTCTGCGTCATCCCAATCAGTTTGTTTAACTAGAACTCCTGCTATAGCTGTACAGTATTCATCTCTTTGTCCCTTGATGGCGTACAAAAGAGAAAGAGCAGTAGCTAATGTTATCTTTCTTAAAACTTTATTTAGATCACCTACGTATTCGTTAAAGCCTTCATATTTTTCCCACCTTACATACTCATGATCTTTACTATGTAATGAACCTGGAACTATTGTATATTTTGATTTGCTACTTCTTATTTCACATAAACAATTACCATGTGCAGCATACTCAACATATTTTGTAAGATCACTAGGTAATTCAAATTTTTGTGGTGGTAAAACATTTTTCCATACATAATGACTACTTGGATTATGATCTCTGCCAAAAATAGCGTTACATTTCCCTAACCATAACTTTGCAAATTCTTTTGCTTTAGGATTGTCTATATCAAAATCAACTAGACTATCTAATCTTAATCCTAAACTTCTATCTAAATATTTACTTTTCCATTCTTCTTTCTTGATATTAAAATCTTTGGATTGCCATTGTTTAGTTATAGCTCTACTCCCATCACAAGGGACTAAAGTATAACCAAGATCATACCAATCTTCGTAAGTGGTCGGACCACCAGTAATTTTTTTATCATCAATCATAATTTTTATGGGCGGTTCCACTCTCGCTTTGCCGCCCACTCCCTAGGAAACTATAGATTGATTGTTTTTTTAGTTGCTTCTTGATTTTCAGGTTTAATTTTCACTAAACCTTTGCTATTTTTTTCAGCAAAGCTTTTAGCGATCGCATAAACACCTCTATCAGTAACCGGTCCAACTCTAGACACATCCCAACCAAACCATGTTCCTTTGTCATTCGACATTTGAACAGTTTTTAGATTATAAATGTGGCTATATGTTGGCGGTGTGAATAAGCCATTTTTACCTTGTAGCTTAAGCCCCAGCATCAATGAGTTCCAGGTCTTACTCACTTTTAATTGAGTAGCTCTCATAGATATTAACGCTGTTGAGGGACTTTTACCCAAAAGAATTACAAAGTGATTCGCAGTATTTTCCAGATAATTACCGTTAGGTAATCTATCCTTCCAATTTTTGTCGCGAGTCGTTGTATTTATGATGTCGCTATCTGCTTTATGGATTGCTACCGGAGCACCAGTACTAGTGGTACCTCTGTCTTGCCATTCAACATATTGTCTTTCATAATGGACAGGTATAATTTCTATACCTTTTTTTCCATCATAAATTTCTTTGGTTACACTGTTTACAATCATTCCAGGTTCTGCTCCCTTAATAAACTTAGCGTTTTGTTTATTAACTTCTGGAGATAACTGTCCTAAAACTTTCAGAAAAGGCAACGCTAGATCTTCTTGCGTAATATTCTGAGAGCCCGCACCTGCATCATCTTCAAATATGTTTGTAGACAATGCACCTGCATTTTCGCGTTTCGCGACTTGTGTTTCTTTGTTCATGTTTATTGTTTCCTCGTTATTTTGGTTCGGTTTCCTACGAACACGTTAAAAATATCCGTTGGCATCTCTTTGCCATTTTCAATACGCTCTCGGACCAGCGCTTTCAGGGTCATAGGCTCAACCTTCAACTTTTGTGTTGGTTGAAA